AGCAGGGCGCGATTTTGTAGTCGCGGCAGAAACCGGGGCTGAGCGTAAGCTCTTCCGATTTCAAAACGAACCAGCACCAGCACCAGCACCAGCACCAGCACCAGCACCAGCACCAGCACCAGCACCAGAAGAGGTGACTACATTCCCGGCGCTCATGGCGGCTTGCACTGCCAAAGGTCTGACAAACGAGCAAGTCCTCGCGGCTGTTAATTTCATCGGGCTTAGTTCAATACCGTTATTAGCGGCGCGCCCTGATCTTATTCCGGCCGTAGCGCAAAGCCTGGGGGTGTAATATGGGGCATTCCATTCTACCCCCCTCTTCGGCGCATATTTGGGGTAAGCCTGACGGCTGTACTGGCTGGGTGCAAATGTCGCAGACCTACCCTGACGACGAAGAGTCTCAAGCCTCGCGCGAAGGTACAGCGGCGCATGAGATAGGCGCGCAGCTAATAACGGACGCGAAAACTAATCGAGTGCAAAATCATTCGGCGAGTGATTGGGTCGGGATAACTGCATCGAACGGCGTACTATTTACCGAGGAAATGTTCGACTCTGCTAAGGAATACGCCGACGACGTCATTACCGTAATGCGCAAAACGGGCATATTTGGCGGCGAGCATTTGAGAATAGAACAACGCGTCGAGATCCCAAAGGTTCACGAAATTAATTGGGGCACGCCCGACTGTTCCGTCTATCACGCCGCAGGTAATGCGCTTTATTTGTGGGATTATAAGCATGGTTTTGAAGTCGTCGAAGCGTTCGAAAACTGGCAGGGCATTGACTACCTAGCAGGGTTGTTAGATTTGCACGGAATTGATGGCCACACAGACCAAAGAACTAAGGTTTATCTACGCATAGCCCAGCCGCGAGCCTTTCACCGCGAAGGTACAATTCGCGAATGGGTAATAACTGCTAGCGACTTACGGGCTTATTTTAATACGCTCAATGCTAACGCTCACGAAGCACTAAGCCCTAACGCTAAGTTTCGTACCGGTAGCCACTGCAAACACTGCACGGGTCGCCAAGCTTGCCCCGCCGCACTTAAAGCCGGTCTCGGTATGTATGAGGCTGTTAGTAAACCCGTACCGGTAGAATTGTCGCCCGACGCGCTTGGCCTGCAATTGTCAATTGTTAAGCGCGCTCGTAAACAGTTGGAATATTTAGAATCGGGATTTGAGACACAAGCCAGCGCGCTAATAAAAAAGGGAACTATGGTTCCGGGTTGGTCCGTTGAACAAAAAATCGGCCGTCAGAAGTGGGACAAGCCCGTCGAAGAAGTCATCGCGCTTGGTGATATGCTTAATTTAGATTTACGCAAAGCACCCGACGCGATAACACCGATACAAGCTAAAAAATTAGGTATTGACGATGCCGTCATTATGGCATACAGTACACACCCTAGAACCGGGCTAGAGATAGTTCCGGATAATGGAAATAAAGCAAAACAGGTATTTAAAAAATGACATCAATTACGAATATACTAACCCCCGTCGGTCGCCTAGTACAAGGCGATTGCTTCGAAGCACAAACAAAGGACGCTGAGGGCAACCCTTTAACTATTAAATTCGGCGCCAATGCCGGACAGCCTCGGGTAGATTTTTACATGGGAATTGCTATTCCTAAAACTGATCCAGGCTGGGCTGAAACATGGGGCCTTATACATGGGGTGGCCCGCGCGTCCGCTCCGTCGCTTTTTGACGCAGCCGGAAACTGTATTAGTCCGAAATTCGCGTTTAAAATAATTGACGGCGATAGTGTGGTGCCTAATACAAAAGGCAAAAAGCCATGCGAGCGCGAAGGTTTTCCAGGTAACTGGATATTAAACTTTAGTGGCGGATTTGCGCCCAAGTGCTACACCGCCAACGGCGCCGCGCTAATAACCGATCCGCTAATGCTCAAGCGTGGCTATTATGTTCGGATCTATGGCAGCGTTAAGGGCAACGGTTCAACGCAGCAACCAGGTATATTTTTAAACCACACAATGGTCGAATTAGTTGGTTACGGTGAAGAAATTGTGATTGGTCAAAGCGGCGACGCTGTTTTTGGTGCGTCACCCGCTGCAGCACTGCCCGCCGGTGCGAGCGCTACGCCTTTGGCTACGTCCGCACCGTTAGCACAAGCCCCCGCACAAGGTCCGGCAATGGCTCCACCAAGCAACGTTGCACCTGCCCCAGACTTTTTAGAGGGGCCAGCACCCGCGCCAGCACCCGCGCCAGCACCAGCACCAGCACCGGCACCAGCACCGGCCGAGGTAAAATATCTTGACGCAAACGGGACAGCGTGGACTAGCGAGCAATTGCTCTCGTTTAATTACACCGCCGCGCAAATAGAAGCATTACCGCGCGCTTAGTTTCTCCGACCTTGGCCCGCTTCGGCGGGTCCTTTTTAATTTAGAGGTGGCACATGTATTTCTACAAAAAAGGCGGTAAACAGATCCTTGATTTACGCGGGGACCTAATATTAACCCACAACGACGGACTGATAAAAGGCCGCGTAAAAAGCGCAGCGCCCGGCAGCGTTAAAAATGCAAAGTATATAGTGGCCCGAAACATGAGCTTTATAAGCAAAATAAAGGCCACATTTCACGTTATTAGGTTTATATTCGGCTCAAGCCAAGCGCTAGACGCTGACAAAGAAGGGCTTTAATTATGGCTGTTGATGTGTCCCTGGTGTGCGCCGAACTCGAGGCTATAGCCTGCATTTTTGCTGCATTTGAAAACCCAGATACAGCCGTCAAGTTGTTGGGCGACAAAGCTTGTTTTGAACAAGGTGATTTAGTTTACAGAACATCCCTTTTTAAGTGTAAATTGAAGCTGGTTATGCACCCGAGCGAGCAGGGCATACTTGATAGGGTCGAAAGGTTAAAAAAGACCGCTCGAAAACAATCGCGAGCTTTTGGTGGTAATAAAGCACGGAAAAGATCGTTAAATCGTGCCCGGTACAGTAAAGCCGTGGCCCAATCTTTTTTAGACGATGGCGAGATTGAGAATCATAAAACTTACGTCGAGTCCTACACATGAACGCTTCGACGCTCTTAGCTGGCCACCGCTTACCCGCCGGGTGCGGCTTTTCGACCGTGCTCCCAGACTTAGACTTCGAGACGTACAGCGAGGCGGGTTATACCTGGGACAATGAGCTCAACAAATGGGTGTCGATAACTAAATCACCCCCGCATGGTCTAGGCGCGGTAGGCGCGTCCGCATACTCTGAGCATCCATCGACGGAAGTGCTTAGCTTGGCGTACGATTTAAAAGATGGCCAAGGCGCAAGAATGTGGATTCCATCCATGCCTCCACCTGTTGAACTATTCGAACATATTGCCAAACTCGGGCTACTAGAAGCCCACAACAGCGCTTTCGAGTGGTACATTTGGGCGAACGTCTGTCATGCTCGCATGGGTTGGCCTGCGCTCCCATATTGGCTTTTGCGTGACTCTATGGCCAAAGCGCGGGCGTTCTCATTGCCTGGCAAATTAGCGAAGCTGGCCGAAGTACTAAAAGTGTCGGATCAGAAAATAGATGACGGCAAACGCTTAATTAATAAATTAACAAAACCGCGTAATCCAACAAAAAAAGACCCTAGAACGCGCATAAGACCAGAAGAAGAACCCGTCGATGGGCCTAAATTCTACGCTTACAACGTAGGCGACATCAAAGCAGAATCGGCCGTGTCCGCGCTTATGCCGGATTTAAGCACGGATGAATTAGAATTATGGCTGTTAGACCAATGCATCAATTTACGAGGCGTTCACATTGACTCTGACGGCCTTAATAATTGCCTAGCGATAGTCAAGCAAGCATTTGAGCAGTACACGGCCGAACTAATAAGTATAACCGATGGCCAGGTGCAAAGTGCGGGCGAGATTGGCAAGATAATAAACTGGCTCGGGTGTAAAGGCGTCCACATGAGTAGCATTGACGCCGACCATGTAGAGGAAGCCCTAAAGCGTGAAAACTTGCCCGCCAATGCCCGCCGTGTTTTAGAAATACGCGCATTAATAGGCGCGGCCAGTGTTAAAAAACTGTTTGCGATAGATCGTCGCCGCTCCGCCGATGGGCGCCTGCGAGACTTATTTGCGTTCTGTGGCGCCGACCGAACGGGCCGATTTGCAGGCCGAGGACCGCAACCGCAAAACTTGCCAAACAGCGGGCCTGAGGTTGTGCGCTGCAAATGCGATCGCCATTACGGGTCACATTTACAAGAATGTTCTTGGTGTCGTTCTCCTAAAGCTTTTGCAGAATCTGCTGAATGGGGGATAGACGCTGTAAATGACGCGCTCACAGTTATAGCGTCGAAAGACCTAAGAATGGTAGAGCATTACTTCGGGGACGCTGTTGCGGCTGTTTCGGGCTGCCTGCGCGGCTTGTTTTCCGCTGCGCCTGGTTGCGACTTTCTTTGCTCCGATTACTCGGCTATTGAAGCCGTGGTCTTGGCTATGTTGTCGGGCGAGCAATGGCGAATAGACGTTTTTCGCACGCATGGCAAAATTTACGAAATGTCAGCCGCTAAAATATCCGGCGTGCCGTTCGAAGAATTGATCCGACACAAAGAAGAAACGGGGGAACATCACCCGCTACGTAAAAAAGGGAAAGTAAACGAGCTCG